TATTATTATTAGATGATATGTAGAAAAAATTATTAAAATAGAATGACGTGCTGTAGGTAGGAGAAGCATGTGTACAAACAAACAAACAAACAAATTAAATTGTGGATGTAGCTGGATCATTTCGTTAGTGGTGACGATTAATTGATCATGGATTAACGTCAAACTTTGTTGATCGGAAGTTTGACAGGACGAAGAGATGAGAACTTTATACGCCTGCTATTGTGTATGAAGTAATAGAGGTTAAAAATATCACCAATTGTAAGTCTTTCCTCTCCGAAGTGCGCCTTATAGTAGTAATGACAAGCAGCAACCCCCGCGTGTAATTGTGTCTCATTCTTCACAGCAACGACACGCTCTTGGAGTGACATAAGAGCTTCGTTAAAGTGTTTCTCATCACGGTACACTTTGTCAATAAACTTACCGGCATATCGCAGCACATCTGGAAACATCCCCTGGTGTGTGAGGAACCACCCGGCGAATTCACCAACAGGTGAATTGTGCATCTTGAGACCGTGCCCAGTCAGTCTGATAATGTCTTCACCTTTGCGAGACATGGTGCATTTGTTACAGAAGACGGCCGAGTCATCACCCTTAAAGAGAGCCATCTTCATGTCCTTGTAGTCAAAGATAGTGAAACATAGGGCCATATTACAGATGGTGTTTTCGCAAATTGTGAACGGGTTGCCAGAGAACTGCTTTTCATGACCGCGTAGTTTCGTGAGTCCATGTTTGTTTCTATATATCATACTCCAAGATTTGCGGTATTCTTCAAAATCTCTGATAATGTCATTTGGAGCACCCATAAACTCTAATAACATACTGGTGATTTTAGAAAAAGGAGTTCTAAAAGACGCATCCCACTCCGAAAAGTCGTTACATGACCAAAGGCCCTCAGGGTGGTCAGTGATCATGTTAGTATACTGATCATTTAAGGCCGCCTCACTATCATGTGTGGCAAGGATGATGTTGCGCTTGTTCACGCTAAGTATCTCCCTCGTCTTGTCAAGCATCATCCTGGCATATGCACTGTATACGGCATTAACCTTCTTGCTGAATGCGGCCACGCCCTGCCCGACTTTATCCTTCATGTCAAAACCATCCGTTGCATCGAACTTAGTCTGCCTTTTGTTGAAGAAACTCAGCGCTTCACACGCGAGCTCATACTCACCCTGCAACTCACTGACAACACCTGGGTTAAGGTTTATTTTACACTGCAATTTGTCGACGTAAGCCGCTTGCCGAACAATGAGCTCCTCGGGTGTGATTTTGTACATCTTGCGAAGGCGGTTTATGTTGTTCGTACTACCTGTAAGTGCTTTGGACAGCCCATTCATGATCTCAGTGAAGGCCATCTGGACATTTCTGTGGTCAAGCTTAACTTTGTACCTCTTACTGTATCTCTTGACTAAAGTTTGTAGAGTTTCGAGGCTGCAGTTGGAAACCTGGTGTTTGGACGCACGCAAGAAAGATATGCGGTAACCGGCAACCTCTTCCTGCACGGCAACGACACTGTCAACGGGTGTCGTGAGACTACCGTTTTCAACTCTGGGTATGTCAACCACACCGGTGGAAAAATCCTCGTTCAGTTGATCGTTGACAGGTCGAATGGTTTCCTCGATAATACTCATCGCGGTGTCAGTGTTAACAGGTAGCGACGTTTTGCCCGTTTCAAGAGTAATGGGTATGTTCTCATCATCTGGTTGGACACTATGATGGAATAGATAGGCTTGACTTATCTCCTCAAAAATCATCATGTTTGATCCGTGAATCTCGTAAAACTTGGTGAGGTAACCATGATCACCGGCGATGACAAGGCGGTTAGTGGCGCGCGTGACGGCAGTATAAATTTGTTCAGTGCGGTTAAGCAAAGAAGATGCAACAGCCGCACTATCGATGTATAAAACGACTGTATGGTCACGGGATCCAGTGTACGTGGTGATAGTGTACGCGTTGAGGTGTTTTGAACGCAACTTCTTACATGTTTCAGCGTTGAAGCAGATCACAGGGATTCTTGACTTAGCGAATTCGTAGATGTCACCAGCAAATACGGTGATGGCGTTGGATACGTCAGAGAGTGAGTTGATGTTAAACAAGTGTTTCCGGTTCAACATATCTGTGACGTCTTGGGGTATCTTGTAAACGTCTAACATATTGTTGATAACACCAACGTCCCTAACAGTTTGAAGTATCCGCTTGTTTCGATAGTTAACCATACCGGTCTGATGGACATCACCCAGAACGACCATTTCGTGCCTTGGATAACACGCTTTAACCAAAGATAGATAGTCGATAGGGAATTGAGATATTTCATCAATAACAATTGTATCGTACTCGTCCTTGGGTTTAGAGAAGAAAGTGTGCGGAGTGAAGGAAGGAACACCGAGCCTGTGATGTTTCTGAGACAACGGTTTGGTGGGTGAAATCCAGACGGCATTTTTATACGTCTCTGCAGCTTGTGTAGTTTTTGATGCACTGGCATAACCTGTAAGGGCGTTGAAACTAAAAATGTGTCCAACATTATCAGGGATCTTAGGAGCGAAAGTTTTAAATTCGCCGGTGAAATACTCACGAGTGAACCGCTCAAGATCAGTGTGGTATGCAGTGTGGCTCGTAATGTTAAGGTTGTACTTGTCGTAGATATCACGGAAGGTGACGCTACCGCATCGGTACCCCTCGAGAGCGAAAAAACGCTCGCTCTCTCCGCTACTAAAGGGTAAGAGTCGGATAGATGAGAACATGCACGCCATCTCGAAGATGTGGTGAGGGTTACCGAAAGTCTTAACTATAAACGTACCACCTTTAGAGAGTAATGGGACGAAAGTATCAGCCGCTTCATAGATAATTGCTTCAGAATTGACAGCCCGGGCGACGTCTGATATCACGTAGTCATAGCGATTTTTCTCAATCTGGATAAGCAGCTCATTAAAGTTCGTGTAATTATGCGTTTTATGTTCGTATTGGTACTTTATGGGACTGGGGGTGTAGTATCCCACATCAACCTCGCCACCGGCACTAATGATAACATCAGCAAGGTAACCAGGTGCTCCACTAATGTCCAGAACCACTTTTTCGTTGAAATCAAACATAGAGGTGATCTGATCAAACTTTTGTACGACACCACCACGTCTACTGCTATAATGCTTATTGGCAAAGAAAATCATCTCATATTTGCCGTTAGGGTCGAATTGGTTACCTTCTGCGTCGGTATGATAGACGAGTGCAGGGGAGTCTTTACCGTCAACGTTCAGCAATATGGGCACAGAGTACCATGATGAAAGTAGTGGGATTATGGCGGCGGAGCAGTTGTTATCATAGATACCATGATCGATGTAGGAGGTAATATCGCTGTCGCTCATTATACCGTAATTCATGTTAGAAAGTAGCGCGCGGCATATCTCGAGGTAATCTGGTACCTTAGGCCTTTTCTCGACGGGCATCACTTCATAAAATGAGACCATGGCACAATGTCCTGATAGAAAACCGCCGGTGTTGCGATGGTTCTTTGAAAGCACCTTGCTTACAGCACTCTTAACTTTATTGACAATGCCAGAAGGTCTCGTGGTAATTTCGGGTTCGTCGCCATTTATGCCAGAGTGATTAGAGACTGTTGCTTTAGGGATGTAGCCAATAGCGAGCAGGGATGGGTCATAAATGTCCACGGCGATGTGGTCTATAAACTTGTCGGAGATCATCGCCGAAACAATGCCCCATTCCAAGCCATCTATGCCACACCCTATTTTTGGCATTGCTATTCTCTTGGAACCATTTTTCATGCAGTCGCTAAACAAGTTATCAAGACATCTTTCAAGGGCCTGGTATGTGGGTTTATCGACAGTTCGACTTTTAGTGACCATATAATAAATGCGACGATCACTACGAAGTAAAGCGTTCTCACCGACCTGCTTTTTCTGGGCCGTTAGCTTGTCAACGTTACCGTATACCTCTTTAAAGGTTAGCGCGATGCCACCAGACATATGAAAGTCAGCAGCGACACAATGTGCTAGAGGCACGTCTTTGGGGGCATTGAACAAATTATCGGCGATATAGTTTAGTTTGTCAGAACGGAAGTATTTTTTGTAGCGTTGCGCTTCATTTTCAATTAGAGCACGATAATTGTTCACACGATATTTCGGTAGACCTTTAGTCTGATCATCAAGTGATCTTTTAGGAAGCAGGTCAATAGTAGATGTGAAGTAGTTGTTATAAAGTGTGTCGTCCTCGTCGATCATCATAATGCTATCAAGAATGTTTAACTCAGCCGGTGGAGTTAAAAGTTGTCTATCAGGCTGAGCAATAGATTTTCCGGTGGCATTGGGCTTTTGATCATCAAGCACATCCTCTTTAATGCTTGGTTTTAAATGTACGGGTTTTTGACCATCAGTGTTATCCACTTTAAACACTGGATTAATAGTAGCATTGGGCTTATGACCATCAGGCACAGCCTCTTTTGTGTCTGGATTAAGGTTTATGGGTTTCTGGCCATCAGTGTTGTCCACCTGAGACACCGAATCAACGGTAGTTGGTTCAAGAACCTTAGATGCGTCTATGCTTGGAGGTTGATCGGAGTCTAGGATTGATACCAAAACGGGTGTTCGGTGGTCGCGTCTCCCAGCAGCTGACGATGGATCATGATCAGGAATGGTCGGGAACACAATTGAAGTGTCGTCGGCAACACTACAGGATGGTATGTCAGGGAAAGCAGCGGATTCAATAGACGTGTTAAGATCAAGGGTCAGAAGGCCGTCCCCGGAACCACTAGAAGTAGATGTGCTACTTGAAGAAACGCTGAACCTCCTAAAGCTACTAGGAGTAAGATCAGAGTTGAACGTGATGTGGTGGTCCTTACTGTTGTTAGACGAGCGACTTGTGGTAGACCGGGTATCGTCTTCATCGCTGTCATCGCATTCAAGTGAGACAAATTTACTCTTTCCAGCATCCTTGTAGATACGATCTTTATTATTAATTTTGACGACATTACATATTGATATGTCTGTTATGGGTATAGCTTTGAATTCCCAAATACGATCACCTAAAGCATTTGGGTCCTTTTCTGTCTTGGTATGGAAGAAACGGTGTACCGATCGGAATAAGTCACCGAGAAAAGATGATTCCATGCCAGTGTTTTTAAGATGACTAAACACTGCAGATATGCCCTTAGTACGGTCTGACCTGGACACAGCGCCAAGTATGAACATAGAGAAAAGGACTCTGTTGTAAACGTTAGCATCGCACTCCCAGCTAGTCTGATACTGGACACCACCGATGACGATCCTACGGCGCAGTCCGCTTGCGTAAGTGGCTAATTCGTGGTATTTGTAACCCTCATCTGACGCTCGATTGGCATAGGCGAACAGCGCTATCACAATGTTTTGGGGGACTACGTAATGCTTTGTGTCTTGTTGCTTATACAAGAACTTGTTCGCCAAAGCGTGGTACATATCAGGGATCAAGTATGCGTTCTTAAATATTTTAGACAGCGGGACGGTCATACGAATAGCATCAGGTTGTCTCTCAGGGGACATGGTCATCTGTCTTAATAATCGTTGGAGTGGTGATACAACGTCGTGCTTGATACGGGTCACGGTGATTAGATGCATTGGTCCAAATGTTCTGGCGTGTTCGAACACAAGGTCGAAGTGTCTATACTTAACGATGGTCGTAGTCGCCCATGCGCGGTAATTTTCAAGATTATGCACATAAGGTATAGATGTGTCGCACATGTTGAATATGACGTAATCCTTGCCAACCTCTGCGTTAAAGAAAGGGAAAGGGTCGACATAATCGGGACCGTACAGCTTGGTGGTGATGTGCAGGAAAGCTGTGAGTTTATTAAGCCCGTGATTTTCGAACATCTTGCAAAGGTCGGCCATGCTGACATCATACAAAGAATGAACTGCGAAGGCTTCCTCAGCCTGAAAATAACAGTTCTGGCCCCCATGTGTGCAATAGCAAGGTCTGACGTTCTTACCACGCACATATTCTTTAAGATTACTAGAGGCTTTGGAGTTTAAACCGATGCGCTGGTACTCCCTTGGATCAGCAACTAACAAGCAGTTGTGCGCGGCTCCAAGTGGGCCGTCAGCAGCATCACCAAACGTTATGCATATTATGCCTTTACCGGTAAGTGCCTTTATTGCATTTTGACAATACATATTGGCATACTGGTTTAGACCTGACAGTATGGGATGCGCTGAGTCTTTAGTGGCTTTCTCTGATATAACATAACGATCCTCAAAACAATCCTGCAATTGCTCGAGCTGGTTGCTATTCATTCGAAAGCTCACGCGAAAAGCATTTTCTAATAAAAACTTTTCATGTTTTACAAGAATATCAGTTCTCTCTTCTTGGAGAGTTTGTCTAACTTCTTGCGATTCGATTTTATAAATTGATTCCATTTTGTAGCTTCA